GGACGAATTGAACTACTTGAACCCATAAGGGGTAGATAATGGATCGTAGACAGATAAGATACTTTTTACGCAGGATCAAAACCAATGTAGATTCAAGGAATGATCCTGATAGAAAAGTAATTGCTCTACCTAAGCTTCCAAAGGGCTTTCGCAAGTCCTTTGAGGAGCAACCCCGATTCAGAGGTTGGATGGGATACCAGGTAACTTGGGATGTAGATGAGTCAGGTTGGACAATTGTTTTTCTTGACAAGTCCCTTGAACAGAAGTGGGAAGAATTGTTACTTCAAAAAGTCCCATCATTACCAGAGGCTCAAGGAGTACACTAATGGGAGCCCATGTAACATTTGATCACGTCAATAAGATTATTCAGGTTAATACCGCGCCAGTAGGTGGGGAAGTTAATCTGGATTTTCAAATTGATTTCTATTCCGATATGAAAGAAGATTGGCGATCGGATGCTACATTAAACAAACTCAGGCCCCCGATTAATGTTATTGGTGGGCAATCTACAACAGGGAGTCAAAGTGCTGGAGACATTTATTTCTTGGATGCAGGATGGAAAATACGTCCTTATGAAGCGGATCATCGGCTTACTATTACCGGTGATGTTTTCAGCCCTGATGGCACTTCTATCTTTACTTTTACTGTTGGTTCCTACCAAGTTTTAACAGAGATTGTTGTATCAAGCTTAGTGACAAGAGTCACAGCGGGTTCAGGACTCTCAACAGCAGAATCAACACAGCTTGCAGAAATTCACGGGCAGGTTGAAAGGACTTTATGGTTTGACAATACTGTGGCTAGTGATGGGAACGGGTATCAACAGAATCCGTATAAGTTGCTCAACAGTCTTGTTGACTATGCTGAAGGTAATGGTATTACAAGAGCCAAAACTTATTCCGATATGGTTCTAACTAGAAACTTCAGGAACATGGTTCTAACTGGAATAGGTTTACCTACATTCAGTGCAGCCGGTTATGATTTAAAAGGAATGAGATTCGTTAATGTGCAGTTTGATGGCCTTGGTGCAGGGACGAGTCCTTTTATTATTCAAGATAGTGTTATTAGAACCGGAGCAGGTTTATATGGTTATGTTGAGAAATGTTCTTTTGCTGGTGATTGTGAATTAACTGGTCATACCCAACTTGTTAATTGTTTCTCTAATAAAGAGGGCGCTGGCTTTATATGGCTTGATACTAACGGTTTCATTTTACAAGTCACAAATTGGCATCGTTCATTAGGTATAAGCAATATGACAAGCGGTACTCATACCATAGAAATGCACGGTGGGCAATTGCATTTAGACGCAGGTTGCACAGGTGGAATAATATATCTCAGAGGAAATTATAGTAAGAAGCCTGAGAACTTGGGTACTACTTTAATAATAGATGAAACAGAAAAGGCTGACTTATTAGGTACTGAGAGCTTTCCATAATGGCTAATATATGGGAATTGATAACGAATGCCAGTACACTACCAGTTCAAGCTGGAAATACATTGTGGAACCATTTAAACAATCTTGGAGCTGGTGGGCCAATAAACCTTACTATTTATGAAGATATTGAAGTGGAGTTAGATATGTGTGATTATGATGTAGCTCTTGAACAGGAATATGAAGTTCTGTTGGATCCTGAGGAATATGATGTGGAACTTGAACCCGAAGAATTAGAAGTGGAGATTTGCTAATGGCGACAGCGATAGTTGATATTACAAGAAAAAGGGGTGATACCAAACGTATCACTTTCACTATTAAAAATCCAGATACTGGAGCAGTAATTGATATTTCAGGATGGACTGCTTTTCTATTAACAGTTGATCCGGCAAAGAAGCCTGTTGACAATAGTAACAACATTGGCCAATTGACGGGTACTTTGCTTACAACTGGAGCGGACGGGAAAGTGTACTTCGTGCCTACAGGTACTTGGGATATTGGCAAATATTACCATGACGCCCAAGCCCTTGATGACAATAGTGAGAAGACTACTTTTGTTGAAGGTAAGTACACCTTGGAACAAGACATTACTAAGGACTAATTATGGCGACATTAATACTTGAAGATGGAACGGGAGTCACAGATGCGAATAGTTATGCAGTGGCAGCAGACTTCCAAACTTATTATGAAGACCGTGAAGTTAATATTGATGACTTTGATACCACTCAGATGGAAGTAGGTCTTATTGAAGCCAGCAAGTATTTGGATCTTCGTTGGGGCCAATATTTCAAAGGTAGCATTGCAGTTGAAACACAAGGTCTAGAATTTCCTAGAAGCTATTTATATGATAGATATGGGAATGTAGTAAATGGACTACCTGCGCCAATTGTAGAAGCTGCGATATTATATGCACTGGAATGGCTTAATGATAACCTGTACCCGGATACAAGTACGTCCTCGGCTAAAGAAGTTAAGAAGAAAAAGACTGTTGTTGGCCCTATTACAACGGAGGTTGAATATGTGGGTTCTGTTTCTCAGGGTAGTGCTTTAAAGTTTCCATTAGCTGATAAACTTGTTAAACAATATACAACAGGTTCCAATGGATCTGCTTCTGTTATGAGGAATTAAAATGGCTGCTTCTGATAGCTTTTATTTAGAAATACAAGAAGAGGTTAAGACTGTTCTGGCTGAACTTGGAACCACTTATAAGATAAGAGGGGAAGGGGTATATAATTCGGACACACTTGAAACCACTGACGGAGCAATAAGAACAGTCGAAGGACTTGTGGCCACAGAACAAAATATCAATAGTCTTGGAAATGCTGTAGTCCCTGTCAATGTCTTAGCAAGTGCTCAAGTAGGTAAAAAGACTTTAATATTGTCACCTGATGCTGTTCCGTTACCTGGTGAAGAAGTTCAAGTGGATGGGGATTGGTTTTCATTATCTAAAATAATACCAATTAAACCTGCTGATATTATTGTTGTTTATATGTTGGATATAGCAAAGTGAGTTTCTCTAACGACCTACAGAACTTTAATAAAAAGACTTTGGAGGTTTATTCAAAAGTCAAAAGAGGGTCCTCCTTGGATTTGTTTTCTGCAATTGTTCTAGAGACACCTGTTGACAAAGGTACTTTAAGAGGTAATTGGTTTGCAGATATTGGGAGCCCTAATACAGAGATATCAGATGCTGTTGATGAAAGTGGGCAGATTACTATTTCAACAATAAAAGCTGTTTTACAACAAGGTGATATGGCAGACGACGTTTTTCTTACTAATAATTTACCTTATGCGACTGTTATCGAGTTTGATGGACATTCCGCAAAGGCGCCAGCTGGAATGGTGCGTGTGAATACTGTACGCTGGAAATCTATTGTTGATACTAATATAAGGAAGTTTGCCAATGCCTTCTAATTATTTGGAAATAGAAAAAGCATTAATTGCAGCGGTTGAGAGTGTTGATAGTACAACGCCTCTTGGACATCCAAATAAGGAATTAAAAACCCCTCCGAGTAGCTTATGGCTCCAATTAAACAATGTAAGATCTATCACTGAACCTGCTACATTAGGTGACGAAGGGGAAGATAATCACTTGGGTTTTTTGCAAATTGATATCAATTGCCCAAAGGATAAGGGAACAAAAGACGTACTTGAAAAGGCTGACGAGTTTTCTAGCTTCTTTACAGCGGGAAAGTCTTTGCTATATAATCAACAGGAAGTTAAAGTGCTTTCCTGTTCATTAGGAGCAGGTCGTTATGTAGGTGGCTACTATCGAATCAGCTTAACTATTAATTATTATGCGAGGACAACTCGCCAATAAACAGTAAGGAGAAACATCATGAGCGACGGTAGCCGCCATTCAATGTACCAAGTCAAAGAGGTCACTTATGGGGAAACTCCCAATAATCCGGCCCTTGATTATATTCGTATTCTTAATACTACATTAGGATTATCCAAAGACAGTTTGCAATCAGAGGAAATTAGAGCTGATAGACAGATTGCCGATTTCCGCTTAGGTGCTAATAGAGTCCTTGGTGATATTAACTTTGAATTGAGCTATGGCTCATTTGATGAGTTTTTAGAAGCAGTTCTATTATCAGATACCTGGGCTGCTCCTGCGACCACGGGTCTAACAACTCTTGGCGCAACTGCAACAGGTTACGATAGAGCTGCTGGAGATTTCCTAGCTGATGGCTTTAAAGTAGGTCAGACTGTTACTGTTGTCGGATTTGTTGGTTCAGGATTCTCTGGTAAGTCAACAATCACTGCTGTAGATGCGCTTACTATGGACACCACTATTATTGGTGTTGGTACGCATGGTATTGAAGCAGGTGATGCAGATGAGCAAATTGATGCTTCTCAGTCCATCGCAGCTGGTACCACAAGATCCTCTTATAGTATTGTTAGATACTTTGCAGATATTGCAGGTATAGATAAGCCTTATTACATTTATAGAGGGGTTGAATTTAATTCTATTCAATTATCTATTGCAGCTAATAAGATGATCACAGGTACGTTCTCAGTAATTGGTAAGAGTCAAGAGCTTGCTCAGGACCTTACAGCACTTGGAACACCAACCTACCCACCAGCTTCAACAACAACTCCATTAGATTCGTTTACTGGAACATTGGATGAAGGTGGAACAACCATTGCAGTAATAACTGAGATTAGTTTAAATCTTGTTAATGGTATTGAGCCGCGCTTCGTTGTTGGAAGCAAGGATGGTATTCGTCCTTCTGTAGCTCGATCCAATTTAACTGGTCAGATTACTGCTTACTTTGAAGACTCTACTTTGGTAGAGAAATTTGTAAACGAGACTGAATCGAGTATTACATTCAATCTTCCAGATGCTGCTGGTAATCTTCAAAAGATTCGTATTCCTCGTATCAAGTACACAGGCGGACAACCTGATGTGGCGGGTGAAGGGCCAATTACTTTATCAATGCCTTTCCAAGCTTTATTGGATACAAGTGAAGCAACGAATGTTCTTTTTGAGAGAACTCCAGTTTAATTAAGGAGCAATTAATGAAAGAGTTCTTCACAAGAGAACGTGCAAATGAGGGAGTTAAGCTCCCTCTTTACCATCCTGACGGCACTACTTCC